AGCTCACCGATTAATTAGCGATAAGTAGTTAGGAGTAAGTGACTTATGGTCTTGTTGTGATAACACGCCAATCCCGACGGATCGTAAATAGCGATGAACGGATTGAGAAAACCTTACATTGCGGTGTGAATGCTTACGGAAATGCAAACAAAGCCAATGGGTGGGAATAGCTAAACGTAAGCAACCGAACAGAGTCTTTTATTGCAATGTTAGATAAGCCGATGACTCGTAGTGAGACTGACAGTAATGCGCTCCCAAGAGGGAGGCTAACAAAGCGGCATGAAACAAACTATGCACGTCAACGTGACGTAAGAAACGTGACATATCGGAGAGACGGTAAATTTCAAAGCGTATTCAGCAGAGAGTGAATCCAAGCGCGCAGAAACACAAATGCAAGACAGAGTGCGCTTTGAAATGGCAGACAAACGAGGAACGCAACAATGGAAAAATTAGAAATTAAAGTGTAATCACTACGCAACCCTATCTAGACAAAATCAGCATAGACTGATTGCACTACTCCACTTACCGCTCGAAAGGGCGGTATTTTTTTACGCCAAAATCGAGGTTCAAAATGAAAAAACATCAGATTAAAAACAACTTTACCTACTTTATGAAAGGCACTGAAAAAGCATTAAAAATTATGACTTGTCTCTTTGGTGCAATCATTGTGTCAGCAGTTATCAGTATTGGTGCAAAAGCTAATCAAACAGACTGGCATGACAACACACTAAGCGAACAAATCCAACAAGAAGAACGCGCGAAAGCAAAGGCACAATGGCGTGAAGAAAACGGCATCTATCAAGCGAATTTAACGCCACAGGTCAATGCTGATATGTATCGTTATTTCGAGCAAAAACAAGCCGAAATTAACCGCACTTGGAGTAAATAATAAGACTGACTTACAAAACCTACGCGGAATCGGCAGTAAAAGCAGAAAAGAAAGGTCATTACCTTGAGGCTGCAAAAAATTGGGCTGATGCTAAACGCCATACCTCAGTACAAAAGAATATCGAGTATTGCCAACACCGTATTGATTTTTGCGAAAGACATCACTTTAGATTGAAATCAATGAGCCAGGAGCAAAACAATGAAACCTTCCGATGATTACTATTACCAACTTGATGCTGCTTATCAACGAGAAGTGGATTGGCAAGCGGGCTATGAAATCGCCTTAGATGAAGTCGCCACAGAAATCGACAATGATTTAAAACAAGGCGACCAAACGCATTATCACGAACTCACTGAAATGTTGTGTAATAACGATAATTTCTGGCTTGCTATTGGTAGCGGTGCAAGTTATGAGCCTTATAGACAAGAAGCAATTAAGAAAATTGCAGAGCGCGAATTAAACGACAGAATGAATGATTATGACCCGGATTAATGGAGGGGCGAGATGACAAACCAAGTCCAACATAAACAAAATAAACAGCCACCTGCGCTTAAAACATTTTTTGAAAGTGTGAATGTGCAAAATAAGATTAAGGAACTTGTTGGCAAAAATGCGGCAACCTTTGCAACAAGTGTTATGCAAATCGCCAATAGCAATGCAATGCTTAAAACAGCAGACCCGATGAGCATTTTTAATGCTGCTTGTATGGCTGCGACACTGAATTTGCCACTACAAAATGGTTTAGGCTTTGCTTACATTGTGCCTTTCAAAAACAACAAAGAAAAGAAAACCGAAGCACAATTCCAAATTGGCTATAAAGGCTTTATCCAACTGGCTCAACGTAGCGGACAATTTAAACGCTTAGTCGCATTGCCTGTGTACAAAAAGCAACTTATCAAAAAAGATTTCATTAATGGTTTTGAGTTCGACTGGGAGCAAGAACCCGAGCAAAACGAAAACCCAATCGGCTATTACGCTTATTTTAAACTGGTAAACGATTTTTCGGCCGAACTCTACATGAGCCATGACGACATTATTAAACACGCTCAACGCTATAGTCAGACCTTTAAAAAAGGCTTTGGAGTATGGCATGACAACTTCGAGGCTATGGCATTAAAAACAGTGATGAAGTTGCTACTATCAAAACAAGCTCCGTTATCGGTTGAAATGCAGCAAGCTGTATTAGCCGACCAAGCCGTTGTGAAAGATGTGGAAAATCAAGAATTTAATTATGCTGACAATATTCAAAATGCTGAATTTGTAGCAGTTGTAGATGATGAAACGTTTAATAACTGCAAGCAAAGCATTATCAACGGTGAAACTACTCTACAAGACCTGTGCGATAGCGGGGCTTATGAGCTCAGCCAAGAGCAAATTGCGGAGTTAGAGGCGGTTGAAAATGGAAATGTACAAGCTGAAAGCTAGATGTTCGGGGCTTGCTGATTTAATGGTTAAACCGAAAAGCGGTGGCGGTATATCTGCTACCGCTAAAAGTGCGGTGAGAAAGATAGTTAAATATGACCTATTCGGCTATCAAGATTTTGAGGGTAACAAATACACCGAAAAAGGCATCGCACTAGAAGAACAAGCTATTAAGTTAAGCGGTCGTAAGCGTGGTTTACCACTTAAAAAGAACACGGAAAGGCGTGAAAACGATTGGATTACAGGCGAGTGCGACATTTATGTGCCAAGTCGAAAATTAATCATCGACACCAAGTGCCCTTGGGATATTGGCTCGCACCCTTTTTTTGCAGATGAGGCGGAAGAAAAAGCCAAAAAAGCTGGATATGACATACAAATGCAAGGCTATATGTGGTTATGGGATTGTGATGAGGCGCAAATTGATTTTGTCCTCCTCCCTACTCCTTATGACCAATTATCAAGCTATGACGACCCTACACGATACATTGATTTAGTGGAGCAAATACCACAATCAAAACGTATTACAACCGTTACGGTTAAGCGTGATGACAAAATCATCGAAGAAATCAAAGAGCGAGTTAATGCCGCTCAAGAATACTATCAACAATTAATTAAGGAAATGAGCTAATGGCTAGTTTAAATAAATGCCTATTTATCGGCAACCTAACCGCAGACCCTGAAATTAGAACAATGCCTAATGGTGAGCAAGTAGCTAACTTCTCTATCGCCTTAAATGAGAAATACAAAGCGAAAGACGGAAACATTATAGAAAATGTTGAGTACGTTCGCATTGTACTCTACCGCAGATTGGCAGAAATCGCAGGTCAATATCTACACAAAGGTTCACAGGTTTACATTGAGGGGCGATTAAAAACCCGTAAATGGCAAGATAGCAACGGACAAGACCGTTACACCACTGAAATCCAAGGCGATAACTTACAGATGTTAGGCGGTCGCCAAGATGAGCCGAAACAGGCGAAACCAAGTAAAGCTAAACCAGAGCCATTAAGTGCGATGGCTGAACAAGATGATAGTTTTAGCGATGGGATTCCGTTCTAGGGGTGAGATATGGGAAAGAAAATAACTTTAACTCTTTTTAATAATAACCCGATAGAGATTGATGTTGATGATATTTGTGTGATAGGCCCAAAAGGAGCGTATATTGTCCTTAAAGATGGCAAAGCCTATCTTATAAAGGAAAGCAAAAGCCGAGTATTAAAAATGATTGAGGTCGCTAAATAAGGCGGTTTTCTTTTAGGTGAAAGAATGGAAAAAGAACAAGCAGAACACGAATTGGCGGAATTACACGAACAGGAGCGAAGTTTGGAAAAGGCTCTTGAGCTTGTGCGTGAGAAAATCCGTGAGTTAGTTAATTACACAAATAAGAACAAGGGATAAAAAATGAAAGAGCAACAAAAGAAATATGAGCTAACTGATGAATTTATTGAGCACTGGAGCGGTAAAAAGCTATACCGAATTAGAGCGCTTGTTACATTTGGCTCTGTTGTGGTTGGGCAGCTTGGCGGTTTTGTTGAGTCAGAAAAAAATTTAGATCAGTCATTGCTCGGTAACGCTCGGGTGTTCGATGACGCTCAGGTGTTCGATGACGCTCAGGTATCCGGTAACGCTCAGGTGTTCGATGACGCTCAGGTATCCGGTAACGCTCAGGTATCCGGTAACGCTCAGGTATCCGGTAACGCTCAGGTGTACGGTGATGCTCAGGTGTACGGTGACGCAAGTGTTAGATCTTACGCGATAATTTCTGATAAAAAAATGATTTTTTGGGCATCAAATGTTGGCTCAGAAAACGGTACGCTAACCGTGTTTAATGGTAAAGGCGGCTTAATTGTAACACGCGGTTGTTTTACTGGCACGGTTGATGAGTTTTTATCAAAATCCGCCAAGGTGCATGATGATAAAACAAAAAATGAATACAAATTATTAATTGAAGTGGCAAAAAGTCGAATCTTAGGTGTTAAAGATGAACGAAATTAATATCAATATCCCACTGCATAAACTCCAAGATTTAATGATTAGTCACGTCCGATACAGCTTGCCACGACATACTTATATCGTTAGCGAAACTATTCACGATGTGAAAACCTACTGGAGCGTGTTAAGCAGTAACACTCGAGAGATAATTACGCGCGATATTAATGAGCATCTGAAACGCTGGGAAAGCGACCGAAATGACGCATTCCACAAACTTGACTACGATTCATGGAATGAACTATTTGACTGGATAAATGAAAACCGCAGCAGCACATCAACAACTGGCTCAACAGCAAAACCACTTGTGCCTGTGTTGCCGGTGATTGATTTAAAACAGAGGGAAAGATGATTGTATGGGCTTTATTTGATAGTGGCAATGGTTGCTATACGCAAGGTGCGGAGCTATTTAATCAGTTAGTTAGTCAATCAGTCAATATATACCCTATCGGTATGGATATTGAGTGTAAAAACAATCACTTTATCAATCTTAATCTGGCTGATTATGGTCGTATGTTTGGCGATAACAAGCTATTTGATGAGCTTGATAAACTGCCAAAACCTGATTTGATTATAGCTAGTCCCCCATGTGAGAGTTGGTCGGTAGCAAGTGCAATGTGGGGAGGCAATGCAAGCTGGAAACAGGAAACGGGTGCAGTAAATCGTGAGTTATCAAAATTCACAGTTAGAAGTCGTGCGGATTATGATTTACCGCACGTCCAATTTAAGTATGACCGTTCTTTCCTAAACCGCATTAATGGTGAGCTTTGTATCTACAATACAATAGAAATTATCAAACGATATGGTCCTAAAGTTTATGTAATAGAAAATCCAGCAAGCAGCAAGATTTGGCATTATGTAAATGACATTCTCAATTTTCAGATTCCGTTTGATAATTTGGCACACTATAACTTGTATAACTACCCTTTGCGTAAACCAACAAGATTTAAGAGCAATATTAATCTTGGATTACGAAACAATCATAAATCAAAGCCTCAGCAACAATGGGAGGATTTTTCAAAATCATACAATGAAAGATCGAACATTCCACTTGATTTAATAGTGGATATTTACAAAGCAGTAAATCAATATTTAACAAACCCAATAGGCGTTCCAAGTGAGCGCCTTTTGTTTTAATGGAGAAAGAAAATGAAAAAATTTGATTTAAAAGCCGCCTTGAATGGCGAGCCTGTAAAGCTTAGAAATGGAGATAAAGCATTTATCTTCAAAAATATTCTAGATACAACTGTTCTTGGTTATAAGCCTGATTATCCTTTGATTGGAATGGTGCAGAATCATTCTGTAGTTCAGACTTGGACGCTTGACGGGAGAATATCGATGCGCAATGACTGTGCCGATGGCGACATTGTCGGGATGTGGAAAGAACTAAAGATTAGCATTGAAGATTTGCCTAAGCCGTTTAGGCCGAAATATGGTGAGCCATTCTATTATATTGCTTGCGGTAATATCTATTGTGATTATGAATATTCGGAAAGCAGTCCATCATATAGATCTTTTTCTCAAAATGGTCAATGTTTCAGAACTGAAGAAGATGCTCAAAAATGGATTGATTTTATGAAAAGCACATTAGAATAAGGTGGAATTATGAGCGTTACAGATTGGAAAATGCAAGAAGAATGGAAGAGTGAAATTAAACAAAAGGAGCTTGAAGAGAAAGATAAGTTGAGACGTGTTCAAAAATCAGAATATTATGATTCGGTACAAAACAATCAACCATTAACACCTATTTCAACTTTAAAAGAATGGAAAAGCAAACAATACGATGAGGCTTTAAGAAAGATTGATCTTCATATTAAGGCTAATTTTATGAAAGAAAACAAGGTTGGTATTTATCAAGACTTATTGCCTGATAATGTAAGAATTGATGATAAAGCATTACACGAAAGAATTAAAAAACAAGGCTATGAATTAAAAATCAACTATGGATTAATGGGTGAAGTTGATTGTTTAGTGGTTAGTGGGTGGTAGTATGTGTAAGTGGATTAAATGTAGCGAGCGAATGCCTCCATTCGTTGGCGAGCAATCTAAACCAGTATTGGTATGGGGCGATGGATATGATGAGCCTGAGATTGGAATTTTTCATGAATATGATGGATGGGATGCTTGGGGGGTTACACATTGGAGACCACTCCCGTCTTTTTTAGATGATGAAATGATCCAAGATATTATTAGTAAATTAAAGGCATTACAATCAAATACTAATATAGAGGCAGCGCATAACCAAGCGGATAAAATCCTATGCGATCTATTGAATTCGCTAGGTTATGATGATGTAGTCAAGGAATTTGAAAACTTAGAAAAATGGTATGCGTGAGGAATTTATGAAAGAAAAAGAATTAATTGGGAAAATTGAACAATGGGCGGAAGATAGAAATCTTATTTTAGGTTCTACTCCACAAAAACAATTTATCAAGCTAATGGAGGAATTTGGCGAACTTTGCGGGGGGATTTCTCGAAATAACCATGAAATGATTAAAGATGCTATCGGCGATTGTTTCGTTGTGCTAACAATAATCAACAAGCAAGTTGGGAATAAATCAGAAAAGATGGATGTATTCACTCTTGGCGACTACGAAGAAAGCTTTGCTGAACACATATTCAATTTATATGAATACGCTGATTTAGGATTTGAGTCGCCGCTTAGTGTGGTATCTAGCTTGCAATGCATTGCGAAGAAGAATGGGCTTATCTTTAGAGACTGCATACAACACGCTTACGAGCAGATAAAAAACCGTAAAGGGAAAATGATTGACGGAGTTTTCGTTAAGGAAGAAGATTTATAGAATTGATTTACATTGACACCGCCCCCACTTCGGATTAAGATAACCCCAATTCCAAGCTGTCTTTTGACGGCTTTTTTTGTATCTAAATCCAGGAGCGCTTATGGTAGCTGAAACACATTACACGATAGACAAAAATATGAAACTACTCATTGAAATCGATAATAGCGAACCATTACAACTCTCTACTTTTTGCCAAAGTATGGAAGGCATCGCAGCAGAATATCGCCAATTTATCCAAGATAATAAAATTGACATAGAGCCTTGTGAACAGCACATCTATGTTGAAAAAATAACGCAAGGATGTTTTCTTGTTGAGCTTGCCGCATTAGTTTCAAGCACCTATCCCCTCATAGAACAAGCAAATGCCATTTTAGAATTTGGAGGACATCTCAAAATGATTTTTGATTGGGCAATGAATAAAGGAGAAAGACCTGAACGACTCACACCGGCAATGTTAAAAAATGCGAGTAATATTCTCGAGCCGATTGCAATCGATCCGAAAGCACAGTTCAATCTTCAAGTAACGGATAATAAGGGGGATGTTCATATCTACCTACACGGTGACAATGCTTTAGCAGGATTAGCTCAAAACAATATTAATCGAGAACTAAGACTACTGAAAGAGCGTGACGATAACACCTTACACAATACTCCGCTATATTGGTCATCAACTGCTGATGCACAAAGTAAAGCACAAGATCGGGCTATTATCCCTGCAGTATCTAGCAAACCTGTAAGAGTAAAATTTGAAGATAAAACCCTCAAAGAAAAGATGATCTTAAATGAAGAATACCCTTATCATAAGATTTTCTTAGTGGATGTATTGGTTGAATACATTGATGAAGAACCGGTAATTTACAAAATCCTAAGACTAAACAGCTCAATGAATAAAATCTAATTGACAGCCGCAAAAAACTAAAATACTATTCGCCTCAAGGTGTCGAAACCTCAATATGTTCAAGGCGGATAGTTCAACTGATCGCCACAAAGGCGATTTTTTTATATCCGTAATCCTGACTATGTCGGGAGGGTGACTAATACAATACCTTCGGGAAATAAGTCCAGCCCTTTCCTTGAACGGGGTTTTCGAACCTCCCGACGCCACTGTCGAAAGTGGCTTGTTCAACAAATAGTTCAAGGA